TTCACCTCATTCACAGAATGAGAGTAAGAATGACAAATGAAGAAAGAGATTTAGCTTTCATAGTTAAAATCGGGCAAGTTAAGAAGGCAGAACCAAACCCAAAGCCAGCCACTAAGAAAGATGAGGAATAAGAAATGGCAGTAGGCGCAAATAATAAGGTGGGCTTTAAGATTGGCTCAACCTCTCCAGCTAGCATCGACTTGAGCGATTGGGTAACCAGCTACTCACAAGATGTGACTTACGACACTCTGGAAATCACAGCCATGGGAGATACCTCTCATCGCGTGGTCAAGGGGCTCTTCGCAGGTTCGATTTCAATCGACGTGCTCATTGACGGAGATAACGACGCAACTCTCCAGACATTCAACGATCTCGTTGGACAGACAGCATACTTCAAGGCAATTCAGGATTCAGGCACAGCGATCGGTGCTACAAATCCACTTTACACAGGTCAAATCTTCGTAAACGGCATTACACCTATCAACGGTGCTGTTGCTGATGTTAAGATGATGAGCCTGACATTTTCATGCCAGTCAGAGATTACAGTCGCTGAAACTGGTACTTGGTAATCTAATTAAACAAAGGGGCTAAAATGGCAAAACTCAAAGTCACAAGGGCTGATGGACAAGTGCAGGAGTTTGAAATAACACCTGTAATTGAATATAGCTTTGAACAGCATTTTAAAAAAGGCTTTCACAAATGTTTGATCGAGGACGGCATGCAGTCGCACGTCTATTGGTTGTGTTGGGAAGCGATTAGAAGGTCAGGGGAGTCTGTGAAACCTTTTTCAGAGGCTTTCCTAGAAACTGTTAAAGGGGTCGAGGTCTTAGAATCTGACCCTTTGGTATAGAGCGGAACTCCGTTACTTATACGGCGGCGCGTTTGTCGTATGAGTACGGAGTCCCGTTCGAATCAATAGTGAACTTAACGCCCCTAGCGTTCAAGGCTCACATAGATGTTTTAATGGATCTGTCGAAGGAGCGAGAACATGCCAGTAGAGCTAGAGGGCGCACTCGAACTTCGTAAAGCCTTAAAACAATACGCACCTGACTTATCTAAAGAAACACAAAAAGAAGTTGCTAAGAATCTTAAAGCTGTAGTCAATCGTGCTCGCGGGTTTGTACCTGCTGAGTCACCTTTGAGCGGTTGGGCTAACACAACAGGCGATTGGGAATACCGCGCCTTTGATGCTGCTACTATGAAAAAGGGCATTGGCTACAGCACAACTCCGACACGTCCTAATAAGCGTGGCTTTAGAAGCCTTGCAACAATCTTTAACTCATCTGCTGCTGGTGCTATCTACGAGACAGCAGGACGCAAGAACCCTCAGGGACAGCCACCAGCGGATCTTCAATACTCTGTGACTCAAGGCAAGTACGTCAGAAACTCAGACAAGAAGATGAACCGTAGTGCTAACCCTAACGCTGGCAAGCAGTTCATTGACGCAATGCCGCCATTGGTTGATTCACAGCAGTCCAACAGCGCAGGTCGCAGAACCCGCAAGACTAAGGGTCGCCTTATGTTTAGAGCATGGGCTGAGGATCAAGGCAGAACTACAGCAGCGGTTGTTAAGGCAATCGAGTCTGCTAATAATAAAGTTGTCGTTCTAACTAAGGGCGCAGGTAATAAGACATTCAGAGCTAGGAGCAAGGGCTAATGGCACAAACAGATCTAGCGATACGCATTGCCACCGTACTAGATGCGGCAGGGCTAACAGGAGCAGAAAAGGGAATCAAGTCCCTTGATAGAGGCGTTAAGAATCTAGGAAGAACTTTAGGCGTAAGCCTTAGCGCAGCGGCTGTTGTTGCCTTTGGTAAGGCGGCAGCTAACGCGTTCATTCAGGATCAGAAGGAAGCTACACAGTTAGCAACCGCTGTTAAGAATCTCGGTTTAGAGTTTTCTAATCCTGCAATCGCTTCTTACATTGACAACCTTTCTCGCGCTTCTACTGTGTCCGACGGGCAGCTTCGTCCAGCGTTTCAGGCATTGCTGACCACTACAGGCTCACTCACTAAGTCTCAAGAGCTTCTCAGTCAGGCAATCGATATTTCAGCGGGCAGCGGTGTCGAGCTCGGTCAGGTAGCTCAGGACTTAGCGTCTGCGTATGTAGGCAAGACTAAGGCTCTCGGCAAATACAATCTAGGTTTGACTCAGGCAGAACTCAAGACTGCTAAGTTCACAGACCTACAGATAAAGCTGAACGAGCAGTACAAGGGCGCGAACGCTGCCTACCTCACAACTTATGCTGGAAAGATGCAAGCTCTATCTACAGCAGCGGGTGAAGCCTCAGAGAAGATTGGCGGGGCATTAATTGACTCCGTAATGCTTCTCAGCGGTTCAAGCGGCATTGATGACCTGATCACTAAGATTGATAAACTGGCTGACAAGACCGTGGGCTGGATTGACAGATTCTCTGAGGGTATTGCTTTAATCAATGCAATCAAGAACAGCAACATTGGTAACATGTCTGAGAACATTCAGAAAGTTCAGGTCGAGGCATACAACGCACGACTTCGACGCAATTCTGGTAAGGCATGGGAAGGGGTTAATATCCCTAAGACTAAAGCTCAAATTGCAGCAGAAGCAGCAGCACAAAGAGCAGCCGATAAGCGCGCTAGAGATATGGCTATTGCCACAAAGAAGAATACTGATGAACTAAAGAAGCAGAACGCCTTAAAGAAGGCTGGCACAATCTTTGACCTTACTCAAATTCAAATTGTTGCAGCACTCAAAGGCAAGGTTTCAGCAGAAGAAAAGAAACGCCTTGAACTACAGCTCGCATTAGCAACAGAGAATGTTGATCTGGTCGCACAGCTTACAAAGGAAATCGCTATTTCTCAGGGTCTAGGTAAAGACCTTGCTGACTTCCTTGCCGATCTTCCTAATGCTAAGAATCCCTTTGAAGCATGGAAATCGTTTCTTGATGAAATTGAAGCTCAAGCTCGTCGCATCGCAATGATGGGCAGCCTTTCAAGCCTCTATGGAACTCCAGTTCAGAACTTTACGCCTTACATAACAACGCCATTCCCTGACACAACTTCACCGAGCTTTATTGGACCGACAGTACCTAACGTGACAGTCAATGTCGCTGGATCAGTCACTACGTCTCAAAGCCTCATTGACGAGATTCGTGGCGGTCTAAACGTTGCAGCCCTTTCAGGCTCATCGGCTAACGTAGAACGCAGAATTGGCGGCTGGTAATGGCTCTGCCAGCAACGATAAATGTAAGTTTTGACTATAGTTCTGGAGCAACCTTCGGGGCGGGCTTTGTCATTGGCGATCCTACTTATGGAGTCATTGGCGTAAGTCGCTTCGGGTCTGATGCAACTATCACACCAGTTGTGGACTTAACTCCTAACGTCTATCAGATCTCAATCACCCGTGGTCGCAACATTATGCGTGACACCTACGAGGCTGGCAACGCAACAATCCGCGTACTTGATCCAGAAGGTTACTTCAACCCTCAGAATTTATCGTCGCCTTACGCGGGCTTCTTAGCTCCGTTGCGTAAGATTCGTATCTCTGCTTCTACTGCTACAGCTAACTCATGGCTCTTTAGCGGTTATATTCAGGACTACAAGTACACCTTCCCTCAAGGGCAGGAGACAGCTTTCGTCGATATTACTGCGACCGACGCATTTCGCCTGTTCAACATGGCTAACGTGCAGACCATTCCAGACACAGCGGCAGGGCAAGACACAGGCACTCGAATCAATAAGATTCTGGACTATGTGGAATTCCCTACTTCTATGCGTTCTATCTCAACAGGTCTGAGCACCTGCGTCGCTGATCCTGCTACGCCTCGCACCAGCCTTGAGGCAATCAAGAACGCAGAGTTCTCTGAGGGCATGGGCGCGTTCTATATCAGCGCAGAAGGTACTGCCATCTACAAGAACCGCACCGAGGTAGTTGAGTCTATTGGCGAGACTCCTATCGAGTTCAATCAAACTACAGGTATCCCTTACAAGAATGTGCAGCTGGCTTTCGACGATAAGCTCATTATCAATGACTGCACCTTTACCCGCGTAGGCGGCACAACTCAGGAAGTCTATGACCAGACCTCTATTGACAAGTACTTCCCTCACAGCCTCAACCGCCCTGACCTTGTAGCTCAGACAGACGACATTGTTCTTAACGTAGCCCGTGAGTACGTTTCGACCCGTAAAGAAACTTCTATCCGTTTCGACTCTATGACGGTTGATCTGCTAGATCCTCTAGTCCCAACCGACACAATGATTCACCTCGATTACTTCGACAACCTTAAAATTACGAACGTTACTCAAGAAGGATCTACAATCGTAAAAACCTTGCAGACACAGGGTCTCAAGTGGGACATAACTCCCAACCGCATGACTTGTACCGTGACCACGCTCGAACCAATCGCTGATGGTTTCATCATTGGTAGCAGCCTTTACGGTATAATCGGCACATCAACAATGAGTTACTAGGAGATAAACAATGGCATCAGGCTTTCCAGCAGCAACAGGAGACGTGCTAACAGCTGCCGCTTTCAACGGGCTAGTAGCTTTTACAGTTGGTTCAGATCAGACAGCAGACTACACAGCAGTATTGACTGACGCTTATCAAGTCCTAGTCCCTATGAACAAGGCTACTGCTGTTGCCTTTAAGATCCCTACAAATGCATCGGTTGCGTTTCCCGTGGGAACCGCCATAACAATTTTGAACAAAGGGCTCGGAGCAGTAACTATCTCAGCAGTTACCTCTGGCACAACTACAGTCCTTTCAGCAGGTGCAGTTGCAGCTTCTCCAACCTTGGCGCAATACAAGACAGCGGTCTGCATCAAGACTGCTACAGACACTTGGTACGTGGTGGGCGCGATTGCTTAACGTAATCTCAGGGCTATTGGCTGGGGGCGTTGCCGCCTCTACCAACTCGTACGAGAGCATCTCGACTGTAACTGTAGGCGCAGGCGGTTCGACTTCTATCTCGTTTACCTCAATTCCTTCTACCTATAAGCATTTACAGATTCGTGCTATCGCTCGCGAGACAAACACAGGTGGCGGTATCACCATTTCAAACCTTCGCTTCAACTCTGATAGCGGTAACAACTACGCACGCCACCGCGTAGGAGGTAACGGGTCAGCTGCTTCGGCGACTGCGACTGCAAGCACCTCGGGAATCGTGGTCTGCGCAATTTGGTCTTCGGGTGGACTTGCTCACGAGT